TGCTCTTGCTCTGTTATTTTGTTCGAGGCTTTCGCTAATTCTTGCCCCTGTTTCTCGTTGATTTCCCTCAATTCGGTTAAGGCTTTCGCCCTCTCGCTGTTGATAACCCTCAATTCTTTTAATTCTGTCGCCTGCGTCATTGTTAAGCTGTCGGCTTGTTTCAATGAGTTTGTTGAGATCTCGATTGAGGCGTCGGCTATCCTCAAGTGCTCCTTGAGCTTGTTCCAATCGCTCAATGGCACGCTGATAGTTGGCTCTGGCTGTGAAATATCCACTTGCGAGGCTGCCAACGCCATAGAGGAACAGCACGCAAATAACACCATTAATAAGGCGCTGCATAGTAACCTTAGATTTAAGCGTTTCGAGGTATGTCTTAATTTTTGCATACATAATAACCCCCTTTAATCCAAATCATTCCAACGTGCCGCATACCCTCGCACATCAACGTGTACAAAGTCCTGATGGTAGTATTTACCAATGCCGTCGGCACCGCACTCCTCGGCCACTTGTGCGAGGTAATCAACGTTAATGCCGACATAGGTAATGTCGGCCGCTGTCCCTAATACATGTTGAGAATTAGACACACCGCCTACTTCTGCATTATGTTCAGGGCAACGATACCCACTATTAATGTACAAAGGAACACCTAAACGTTCACGAATTCTGTCAAGCAAGTCGACCAGTCTTTTGTCAATGATATGGTCCAATTTATTATGTCCATTCTCATCGACTTCATGCCTATGGCAACTGCAAGCGAACTCATAATCGTCGAAATATTCGCCAATTTTCATTATATACACCTCGATTTCTGCTTTTAACGATAATTTCATAGTGCTTTTATCGTTATTTTTAAAATTCAAACATAAAAGCCACTCCTCACAATGTAAGCGTAGCTTACAAACCTTTATTTCTTTAAAATCATGTCAATTTTAGAATGCGCTACATCCAAAAGCCCTGCGATTGTGCCATTTCCGCCGTCCCTCATATTCTCGAGGATACTTAGAAACTCAACTGAGCCAAGATATAGCCAAACTAGATTGACTGCAAAAGCATATTGACCACTCATAAAATCAAAACACCACGCCCCAGCCGTTGCTAAGCAATATGTTAGCACCTTTGTAATAAAGGGCTTTCGCATATGCTTAGATGAGATTAAGCCTTTACCCCATGCTGCAGGAATGGCTATATATTTATCATAACCGCTTATATTCTCTGGATTCGCCCCCATATCAATAAGCATTTGATAGCTAATAGCCGCCCAGCGTGTTATAAGGTCTAGGAATACCAGTATAATGAATATCCCTAGTACTTGCACATGTTTGAGCCCTAGCATATATATGCCAACCTCTGCCACAATCGCAAGCAAGGCTTTAATGGCGAATGAGTCTGTCAGAGTTCGCCATGCCTCGCATAGAAAATCTGTAATTACTTGCATGTGTCCACCTTACCTTACAACCTTATAATGGTTCAACCCCTGTGTTAATGTATCGATTATCAGCATTAGACCATTCGAGCGTATCACGGAAAAAGTCAACAACATTAATGCCGTGTTCTTTTGTACCGATATTAATGTTTGTATTACCCATAGGACTGAGCGTATGGTTGAATGTAATAAGTTCCGGCTTATTAACGATGACAGGAATTCTAGGCAAGCCTTGACTATATAAATAAATATGCTGTTTCTTTTTACTATTCGTTACAATCTCAATAGTGTCAAAGTCCTGTTCATTCCATTTACCTAAGAAGTTAAAGTTGCTTCGAGTCCAGTCACCATCGGTTTTTTGATTTGTAACATTTATCACAAGTTTACGACCATACTTAGAGTATTTAGAACCTAATTCTTCATAAGTTTCATCCGGTTGAATAGCAGTTTCATCGGCAACACCTCTAATAGTGTAGTCGCCTACTTTTTCACCTGTGAAGTTGTGATATGTGAGTTTCACATCATCTTCACCTAAAGGCTCAATTGTGATGTTACCGATACCGGATTCATTCAATCCGAATACATCAGTATCATTGCCTACAACCTTAACCGTGTAGTGCGGCTCGCCCGCGATACTGATTACTCGCTGACCTCTTATAACATTAAGTACAGTCAAAGGCTTGAAGTCAGTTCTAGGAAACGGCTTGCCCATATTGCCAATTATGGCTTTTAGCACATCGTCAACGCTAGCACTTTCACACCATACATTACCTTGCAGCAACAACTGATGAGCGTTGTCGGCCGTAGCACTTGCGCCGTCCTTGCCTTTTAACGATTTTAGCCACTCAACATATGTACCTTGAAATCCGTTTAATTGAGCGATATTAAACGCACTTAGCCCGTCCTCACCCTTATCACCTTTCAGACTATCAAGCCATTCCTGTTCAGTACCTTTATACCCATGAGCAACTGCGATTTCATAAGCACTTTTTCCATTATCGCCTACCATGGTTGCTTTTACTTCCGCCTCTACTTTAATCGGACCTTCAATTCTTACTGGTAACGCTTTGTTTTGCATAATACATTCCTCCTCTAATCATGCATGGCCACATCCTGAATTATGTTGACTACCCCCATGCCCAGTTTATAATATCGGCTAGGCTCCGATTCCTTATATGCAAAAGCATCATACACATGCTCACCAAAGGACTTAATATCTAGGGTATCCTTTCCGGAAATATTGAATGTCGCAATCTTCCCAGATACTACCCCCTTGTACTTTAATGACAAGCGGACCGCTTGCTCGCTTTCGTATAGCGAATACTGACTTAAACCCGGTCAAATCCACATTATCATCTTGAACCGCGTAAACTATCCCGAAATCCTCGCCAATGTTGAGGTCTATATCCTTTACATTCATTACTTATCATCTCCCTTAATTGAATGGAATCGTACCTTGTTTATCGTACCCGGTCACATCGACTACCAAATACTGAGATGTGGTTTTACCCGAGCAACCTACAGGATACGTAGTGACTGTATTCCAATTAATGAACTGATACGATTTCAGCGATACAGTACTCTCATCGTGAAATCTGAACGTTTGCCACACTCGCCCCGTGTGTGACTTTTTATCTCCATTATTAATATTAGGCCCCCAAACGGATGCATCGATTACGGACATAGGAATAATTGCAACCTTGACGCCATATGTCTTTGGGTCACGAGCCATGTCTGTAAAGGTGTCCGGAACGTAGTTTGATAACTGGTTATACCAGTCATGCGCATAGTGATCGATTATGCGTAGGTACCTGATGCGGCTATCATATATCACGTCATTCTTGAAATTGTTATCCCCCCAGCTTGCTTTGAAGAATTTGTGCTTTCCTAAAACTTGCAAAGCTATATTGGTTTTTTTGCCTCCTACCTTATCTACAAATCTGATACGAGGTACATTCGCATTGGTCGCAACGTCCTCGAAGTAACCAAAACAATAGAATTTAATACCCGCCTTTACTTCATCCACCATTGCTTGCGTTACCTTTTCACCTGGTTTAATTACATCCACTACTAGTACCATTAACTGCTCACGACGTTTATGAACCCACTGAGCCGCGAATTCATATCCTTGCGGAACTGATACTGCGATAAGAGGTGCATCGCCATGATATATGCGATTAGTAATATAAAAGACCTGGATTACATTAGCCTCCCCCGCAATATATCCGTATTGGTATTTACTTGTAGGCACCAGCATAGGTGCATAAGCTACAGGTTTGAGCGGGATTTGAACCGTTGGCGATATCCCCCTCATCGCCCCAGTGTAAAGAACTGCATCTTTTTGTTTAGGGAAACTAAGATATACTAGATTGTCATAGGTATCGTTTATAATCGTGACACCTTCTTTATTCTGGATGTTAATAAATTCCATACGCCAGCCACCCTTCATACGTAAGACCCTTAAATTGACGATTGATATTATACTCATCCTGGGACACTGCAAAATAATATGTTATGATATTGCCCCTAACCTCTGCCACTAAGTACTGTCCCATGGCTGCAGCCCAGACATGTTGACCAGGCTGCAATCCATTCACAGTAATTTGCTGACGTCGATTAGGGATGTCAGATACATACATCCGCCCCTCGATACGTGTAAGCCTTTCCTTGAGATTTAGTATGATATTGCCGTTAGCATCATAAGCTAATACATGTGGCTCCATAATACCTCCTACCAGCACCCAAGTTTAATCCGAGGGTTGTTATCATCATCAAAACCTGTAATAAGATTATCCTGAATCTCAACACGAGCGCCGGTCTCTTTCGATCGAAGTAACCCGATTGTACCGGACACCGCCGATAAATTATCAACCTGTAATTTATCGGCAGTGACTGCGTTAGCCTGAATCATCTTATTAACAATGACGTTATCATCGAACTTAGTCGCTCCAGTGATGTGAATCAATTTCCCCGCAATGTATACCCCGGACTGACTGAGGTTAATGCGAGACACCAACTCACCACCATCAATCTCGCCAATACTTTTTTTAACTTGTAAATCGATGCTACCAGCTAACTCAGTAATGCGAGATTCCGTATGTGACGCCAAATTCGTAATTCTTCTAGTGGTCTCTTTAGAATTCGTATTGAATTTCTTATCAAGCTCCTTAATTCGCTCATCAACTTTATTCAGCCCGAGAGACTCAAGGTCTAGCAAGCTCGCATCAATTTGTGTCTTAATCACGACTTGCTTCTCGTTAACGAATCCATCTCCGAACACATCAACAAACGAGCAACGTATCCGGTATATTCCGGCTGAGTTCGAATATGTCAGCATGGTGCTAGTAGTTTCAAAATCATCGGTGCGTTCATCTCCGATCACGTGGCATCTGATTGCATATGCTTGTGCGGGCTTAGTTGAGAAGTAAAGATTGAATCCGCCTAACTGACTTTTTACTACAAACTCAGGCGCGGCCAACTGCGGAACGTTATACTCATATGTTGCTGCAGTCGAGTATTTGCCCAACGTGCTTCGAGCATATAAATAAACAGTATCCGCTCGTTTAGATAGGGTAAGTACAGCAGATGTACCTTTAACTCTTGCCAATAAAGCATTCGTATCTTTACCAGGATTATTATCGGTACGTAATTCGTAATAGTCGACGTCAGCATTCAGCACCTCATCCCATGATGCGGTGGCATTTCTGCCGAAAGTAATACCGAAATTGCTAGGCATGTCAGGTATCGCATCCATCGGTTTGACTATCACATCAACCATTTGGGCTGTTTCTGCTCGGTTGCCAAATCGGTCAACCGAGATTGCTTTGATTCGATACTCCTCACCCGGGCCTAAAGATTTGATAATAACCTGACTATTACTACTGCCAGCATACTGCCATTCTTGCCCCGTTACAGGTTTTCCACTTTTCGATTTTAAGAAATACCAAACCTCCGCCACATCGAAACTGGCAGGATTACTAGGCGGGTCAAATAGCACTTGTAAGTCGTAGTACACACTTTTAG